AACCAGCGAAACCGCCAACCAAAGCCAAAAACCGCCGCAGCATCTGCCAGTGGCGGCGAATAAACGTCCGCTCTTAATAGAAGCGGACGCCCAAAACACTCTTTCGGACGAGTTTATCAACGATATCGGAGGAGGTGGGAACGTGGAAATCGTTGAAATCATTATGTTTTTCCTTGGTTGGGAACGGCTGGGAACGAGATTTTTGGGAAGCTGATTTGCTCAATGGTTTCAATGACTTGATGCGGTTTTGGGGGCACAAATTTTTGGGAATTCCCGTTGGGAATCTGGGAAGCGGGAACGAAAACCGACCCCCATCCGCCTGGGCAGGAAGCTCTGGGAACGCTGGGAACGGAGCACGCATGGTCCTCACTCCCCGGTCTCGTGAGCGCCATGGACGAACTGCCCGACACCCCGCGCAAACGGCCCGGCCGGTACGTCCAGCCACTTGAGTTCCTTCGAGCCCTCAGCCATGCCCTTGACCAGGACCGGCGGTCGCGCGTTGAGCAGGTCCTGGACCAGGCCTTCGATCTTGTTGCGCGCCATGTCGTGGAATAGGACCGGCAGGCGATGGCGTTGTTTGAACAGCCCGGTGCCGCCGGTATGGGTGAACGGATGGCCGTTCTCGGCGGCACTGGCGACAGCCTCGACGAGGGCTTCCAAAAGATCCTGTTCAGGCCGGCGGACTTCCCGCAGCCGCTCGGTCGCATCGACCAGAAGACCGGTCGGCGCGCGCAGGAAGGTGCGAATGGCCCGATCGGCCGGGCCATTGGCCTTCACCACCGCGCCTTGGAACACAGCGTTGCGGGCATAGGGTTCTTCGAGCGCCTTGAAGACGAAGGCCTGGTGTTCCTCGGGCGCGGGCCATAGCGCATAGACCATGCGCACCCCATCGACGATGGCGCTGGTGCCACGCACGGCATCGCGGGCCTGCTCGACCGAGGCGATGGGCCGATTGCCCTGGGGCTTTCGCATATGGTGGGCGACGATCACCGCCGCGCCGGTTTCGGTGGCGAGGCTCGCCAACAAACCCGTGGCAAAACTGCCGGCGGCCGGATCCGAAGTGACGTCGGCATGGATGAAGGACGCCAGCGGATCGAACACCACCAGCTTCAAATCGCGCAACCTCATGATCTGGTCGCGCACCATGCGGAACTGGGGCGTGATCTCGGGGCCGTCCTTGCCGGACACCACCAACGGAATGGGACCACCCGCGTTGGGCAGCGGAACGACGATCAGCCGTTCCGGACGCTCAAGGCGGAATTCTTCGGGATCGAGCCGTTGCAGACGGCGATGCACCTCGCCCTGGTCGTCCTCGGCGGTGAAGATGACGGCGGTGCCGAACTCACGCACCGGGCCGCCGAAAGCCAAGGGCTCGGGACAGACCGAGACGGCGCGGGCTTTCCCGGTCGCCACCGACAGCGCCAGGTCGAGCGTCATCATCCCCTTTCCGGTGTCGCCCATGGCAGCCAAGATCGAGACCACGCCCATGGGGAACGAGCCCTCGACCAGGAAACGCTGCTCGGGCGCATTGCCGGAATACCGTGTGGCATGCCAATCCGAAAGATCGAGGGTCGTCTTCTCAGTGCGGAGGGCCTGGCGTTCGGCAGTGGCGATGAACTCGCCCACGTCCATGCCGTCGTCGACCGCGTCCGCCGCATCCCATTTCTCGGGCCGATCGTCGGGTGGTTGGAGGACCGAGACCGACAGGGCGCCGGCGGCCAACACGGCCTGCCCCGCCGCCATGGCATACTGCCAACCGGGACCGTCCTTGTCGGGCCAGATCAGCACCCGCTTGCCCTTGAGCGGCGACCAATCGGTCTTCTCGACCGGGGCCTTGGCCCCGTTCATGGCCGTGGTGGCCGAGATGCCGGCATCGATGAGCGCCTGGGCGGCTTTCTCGCCTTCCACCAGAACCACCTGATCGGCGTCCTTGATGCCGGGGCGATTGTAAAGCGGGCGCGGCTCCGGGGCTTTCCGCTGCCGGTTGACCACATCCCAGGGCCGGAACTGCTTGCCGCCGGGCGGATCGTATCGATAGACGCAGGCGATCAGCCGACCGTCCTCGTCGTGATAGTCCCACTTGGCGGTGACCGGCCCGAGATCATCAACTGGAGGGGATTTGGCCTGCGCCGCACGATCGTCATGCAGGGTTCGGCTACGGCCATCGAGCCATTCACGAATGTCATCCATGATGGCGGGAAAATCCGTCCGAGTGTCCCGGCCAGACACCGCCGCCCAGAGGCCGATGATGTCGCCGCCCTCGCCGGTCGCGAAGTCGTGCCACATGCCGGCCTTGGGTCCGGCGAGTTCCACCGACAGGCTGTCACCACGATTGCCCTGGACGTCACCGACCAGAAACTTGCCGCCCTGGAACGCGCCGCCCGGCAACAGATAGGGGAGAACACCTCGGATATTGACGAGCATCCGGGTCTTGATCTCTTCGGCGGTCTCGGCCCCATCCCAGGGTCGGCTGTCGTCAAGGCGCTGCGGTTCTGCGTCGTTGAAATCGCGCCAGCGCTCCAACTCGATCACGTTATCGTCCATCGCCGGCCCTCCAGCAGCGATCGGACCAGGCACAGAACCGGCATTCGTGGAAGTCGGCGGACTGGGCGATGCGGGGCAGCAACTCTCCCGCTTCGGTGGCGCGGATAATGCGCACCGCCTTGTCGCTGGCGGTCTGCGCCAAGCCGCCGTCGAACGGCACCAGCTCGTGATGAAGCTCAACGGTGTCCTTGTTGATCGCCGTGAACAGCGCCGGGTTTTGCGAGATCCCCGGCACGCTTGCTTCCATGTAGGCCTGATAGGTGGCGATCTGGGCCGCGTAGATCGGCTTCGAGATCGCCACACCCCGCTTCACCGTATCTTTCCAGGACTTGTCGTTGAGCGACTTGCATTCCCAAAGCGCCGGAAACCCCGTCAACACGGGGCCTGCATTGATGATGCCGTCCACATGGCCGCGAATGCGCCCGTCGGCGACGGAGAAACCGAACCGCTCGCCGTCCGGTCGGTTGCCCTTGGTGGTGTAGAGTTCAAACCCGGCCTTGCGCAGCCAGCCGATAGCCAGATCTTCAAAGACGTGCCCGGCGGCAAAGATGCGCAGCGTCCGACCGTCGAAGTCGCGGCCATCGTCCTTCGGCGCGTCGGCATACTCGAACTGCAACGCGCGCTCGCAGGCCACGCCCAACCGGGATCCGCCGAGATAGTCCCGCGACGGCCTCGCGGCATTTTCCGCTTCTAGGGCCTCGTCGATGAGCGCGTTGATCCGATCGGCAACCGTGGCCGAGTGGTTGTAATCCAGCATCAGAAAGGGATCTCCGTATCCTCGCCCTTGGCCGTCGCCAGCATGGCGTCCTGGAAGCCGCCGACGGCGACCTCGATCAGGGTGAGGACCTGTGGTTCGGTGAGGTCGACCAGCCGGGTCTGCCAGCCGATCTCCTCCATGATCTCGGCGAGCGGCTTTATGGCGGCACGGATCGCGGCCTGCTCCTGTTCGGTCAGGTCAACCATGCCCCAGCGCTCCTTCGCCAAACGCGACCAGAAGCCTTGGCAGACCATCGAGCAGAACCAGACCGAGGGCCGGCGCCGTTTCGAGGGCACCGGGTCGAACCAGCCAAAGCCACGGGCCGGACGCCGACAGACGGCACAGAGTTTCCCGCGCGGATGCCAAAGCCTCAGCCGGGTGGCTGCATCGGATGAAGGACACATGGATCATGCCGCCCTCCGAACGTCGGTCGCCGAAGCCACCAGATTGGTGATCGCGCCCTTGTTGAACTGGAAGGTGAGCAGCGCCGAGGCCTGATAACGGGTCAGGCCGAAGTCCTGGCGAAACTGGGACGGCAGGTATTTGAGTTGGCGTTCGGTCGCCGGTTGGTTCAGCCAGGACCGTGTCTTGTGCGCGCTTTCGTCCGTCTCGTTTTCGTTGAGCCAGTCATCGGCCGCCGCCAGGCAAACGGTGCGCTCGCCCACGGCCAGCAGTCTCGATCGCTGCCCCTTTGCCCCGCCGACGGCATGCCAGCGCCCGTGCAGGAAGAAGATACCGCCCCAGGCGCTGAAGCCGTTGGCGACCAGCGCCGCGTCGTCGCCGAAGAGATCGCACCAGCGGAAGCTGGAGCGCTTCAGAAGATCGATCTCCGACATGACGAAATCTGTGAGCGGGGTCACCTCGCCGTCGGCGGTCCCGACAGATTCCCACAAATAGCCGCAGAGAGGGCATTCGCGGACAGCCAACGGCACCTGGGCGCTGCATTCCGGACAGTCCTTGGTCGGGGCCTCGCCGTCACCGGTCTTGCCGTCGAGATTGACGTCCTGTTCCAGGCAGCCGTGCAGCAGTGTCGACGTGCCGAAGTCGAGAACGATGCAGTCGGTCTTCACCACGCCTGGGAACTCATTGGGATCGACGGTGCGGAGGCCTCGTCCGACCATCTGGATCATGGTGGATTTGTAGGAACTGGGGCGCAGCAGGACGACGCAACTGGTCGGCTGGTGATCCCAGCCCTCGGTCAGCACCGCCACGTTGACGATGACCTGGGTGTCGCTCTTCTCGAAGGAGCGCAAAACCGAGCGGCGTTCGGCCTCGCCCATGTCGCCATGAACCATGCCGGCGGTTATGCCCTCGTCGAGGAAGGCGTCGGTGACGTTACGGGCATGATCGACGGTGGAGCAAAACACCACGGTCTGGCGTTCGCCCGCCTTTTCCCGCCAGTGGCGGATTACCGCCTCGGTGATCGGCGCCTTGTTCATGATGGCGTCGACCGCCTTCATGTCGAAATCATCGACGGTCTTGCGAACGCTCTTCAAAGCCTCCTGTGCACCAACATCGATGACGAAGGTGCGCGGCGGCACGAGGTGGCCCGAGGCGATCAGCTCGCCGATGGTGATCTGGTCGGCGACGTTGGAGAAGACCGGACGCAGCCGATACTGTTGATAAACCCCTGTTGATCGGTTTCTGAGATCGTGATTCCGTTTCCCGAGTGATTCGGTGGAGGGCGGAACGATGATGGGGCGGTTGTCGGACGACCAGGGCAAGTTCTTCTACGACTT